ATGGACAACGACAAAATTGATCAACACAGCGACGAAATTGAAGTTGAGAGCGAAGAAAAAGAGCGCGGCAAAAAAATAGAAATAGATGAAGACCGACTCCCCTCCCGGGCGATGGCAATTCATGAGCATATCCGCCAGGATGGTGAAAAAGAGCTGGAACGCGACGCAATGGCACTACTGTGGTCAGCCATTGCGGCGGGTCTGTCGATGGGCGCTTCGCTACTGGCAAAAGGGATATTTCATGTCGAACTGGAAGGCGTGCCGGGCAGCTTCTTGCTGGAGAATCTCGGTTATACCTTTGGTTTTATTATCGTCATTATGGCCCGCCAGCAATTATTTACCGAAAACACCGTGACTGCGGTACTACCCGTCATGCAAAAACCGACAATGAGCAACGTTGGCTTACTTATGCGGTTATGGGGCGTCGTGCTGCTGGGTAATATTCTCGGGACAGGTATTGCGGCGTGGGCATTTGAATATATGCCAATCTTCAATGAAGAAACTCGCGATGCATTTGTCAAAATCGGCATGGATGTGATGAAGAACACCCCCAGCGAGATGTTTGCCAACGCGATCATTTCCGGCTGGCTGATCGCCACTATGGTATGGATGTTTCCTGCAGCGGGTGCGGCAAAGATTGTGGTGATTATATTGATGACCTGGCTTATTGCCCTGGGTGACACCACTCACATCGTTGTCGGTTCTGTTGAAATCCTCTATCTGGTGTTTAACGGTACGCTGCACTGGAGCGATTTCATCTGGCCCTTCGCACTACCTACTTTAGCGGGGAACATCTGCGGCGGCACCTTTATCTTCGCGTTAATGAGTCATGCACAGATCCGCAACGACATGAGCAACAAGCGCAAAGCAGAAGCACGCCAAAAAGCAGAACGTGCGGAAAACATTAAGAAAAATGATAAAAACCCGGCATAAATGGCGAGGGTTTAAGCAATCGAGCGGCAGCGTACTTACCCCGCAGTCCATTAGCGGGTATACTCATGCCGCATTGTCCTCTTAGTTAAATGGATATAAATTTAAATACCATAACACATTGTTTTAATTGAAATAAAATATCAAAAAATTAATAAAATGTACTTAAAATGGTACGCAATTTTTACTAAGGGCTAGTAACGCGCGTTCTCACGTTGCAAGCTAGAATGCTCGGTAGAATCCCGAGCGATAAGATCTGTAGGAGTTATGAATGGTGTTCCAACCGGCGTTATTTAGTTTACTCCACTAACAACCACATAAAATAGGGGCTGCTTAGCAGCCCCTCCTTATAACGAGTCTTTCCCGTGTAAATTTTTATTCACTACACATTGAAAAAAATGCGATTGCCTTATCAATTCTCTTCCGCATCTCCAACGATAGTTACGACAAATGAAAACATAACCCCTAAAAAAATATCATTTTTTATCTGTTTTTGTAGTACGAATTCCTACAATGTTTTCTGAAGCAACTAATTTGAACAATCTATCATGCCGATCTTGGCCCAGCGAAATAAGTAAGAGTTTATCACCACAAGGCCCTATTAAACTCCATGCATCTGTAGTACTAGCCAAATTTACTTTTGGCAGTGAAGTTGAATCTGCTCGCTCGATTAAACTGGCTCTTGATTTACCCATAAGGTCAGGAGCTTGTGAAAAACAAAAAAATAAAATGAAGTACAATAGATATACTTCATAACCACCCCACTTTATTTCTTTAAGTGCTAAACAACCGATCAACTCACCTATCGTTGCTCCTGTGGAAAAAGCCCAGAGCATACTGCTTATAAATATTAAGGCAGTGACACCAGATCTGTTATCTATAGCCCATGATAACAAGTATGTAATAGTAGCAAGAATAATAAAAATAATGGCCCATCTTCGAAGCCACCTCACTCCAATATTTTGACTAGCAAGTTCGGCCACACTAATAAGAGTTACAACGGCAATAGTAGAGATGAGAGGGATGCTAGTTTGCATCACTTGTGTTGGAGTGAGCATGGAAGTCACCCAAGGAGCTCCAAGCTCGCTATAATAGGCCGAAGCTTCTTTCCAGCCAATAATATAAGCAAGTGCTGTAAAACCAACGATTAAGCCGGCAAGTTGTGACAGTAATCCTAAAACTACTCCTGTCGCTCGAAGTGTATTATCTGCATTAGGAAGATGATTTGTTGACATGGGTAGATTCACTTAGCGTAACATTCCTGAAAGTTAATATAGCAATCATTCAATGATTAGAATATGTTTTATGTTGAATTTACTACTTTTACTTAGATAGGCGACTCATCGTTATCCTTCAATAGGCAGTTTATAATGAACGTCACTACACCAATAACAACGACATCATCAAGAGCTTCACCTTCAAGCGCCTCACCATCTCTTGTTATAAAAGCCCTCCCCATAACTTTCGCAAAATCAGTGCCGCCGGGGTACTGGATCACTACCGTGTCCTGCTGCTTTGGTTTAACGGAGAGATCGACCACGGCATATCCGGTTTCTGTTTGTACGATCCGAGTATTAGGGCCGGTACCGCAGAGTTTATCAACGGTTAGACGACCTTCTACATAGTCTGCTGCTGGCGACGGAAATCCCACGTTATAGCCCTCCGTTCGGGTTGTATAACTGGAACGTTCTTTCATCTCCTTCCTGCGTTGAGACATCTCGGAATGTCGTCACATAGTGCTCTATCCACTGGTTAGCCTGGCGCGGTGACCATATCCAGTTAACTTTTGCGAGTTCCCGGATAAAACCGGACGTTGTCACGGTGCGACGGCCATTAGGCTCAATGACAATTGCCTGACGCCAGGCTATTTCGATATCTGAGTTTCGCGGCATAACTTCACCTCCCGAAAGTACTGTTTTTATATACAGTAGATTCATTGAGAGATCTGATCAATACAGGTTCCAGCTATCAATCAGGAACACTGAGGAGGAAACCAGTCACCTTTTAGCCCCGGATATTGGTTTCACTTAGTGATTATGTTGTCTATGTGCCAGCTATGAACTATCTTTTCTCAACACCTGCTACTGCAAAATGGATATCAGATGTCACAGACGGACTTGCTGATTGTTGTTTTTACGCTGGGCATTTTAGCCTTTGGCTATTCCATATGGTTCATTTCGAACAGAATACTCTGCTCAATATTTCATAGACTTACAAAGAATGTATGAATTGGGATGGTATAGACCCAAATTCATGGTCCTTGCTCCTCGACGTCGGAAGGTACTTACAGATCATCTTCGCTCTTAACCTATCACATCGGCACCTACTCCATGATGTAAAAGCTCAGAGCAGAAATATCTGGAAGCTTTAGGCATCTTATTGGAAGATAGACGAGCGCAAAGACGCACACAGCAATGATGTTATGTAGTATTTTCCCCTTGAGTGTGCCTGCTCAAGGGGATTTTTTATCTGTGAGTGCTTCAATATCACTTCACTCCCTAATTGCACACAGGCCTACACGCAGGCGCCGCATCCAATTCGCACTCCATGTTTACGCAATTTAACAATCTAACATAAAGATTTATGACGTCATTTTGAAATCATTAAGTTATAAAAATATTTAAAGAACATTAACCTCTTTCCGGAACAAAACATGATGAAAACAAAAGCTGACCTGCTTCTGTTATTACTTGCCCCACTGTTACAACAGGCGCATGCAACTGACTGCGAACCTAACGGGTATGGGGGAACCTTTTGCATCAATGATGACGGAACGACATCTGATAGCATACCAAACGAAGTTAATGGGCAGGATGTCTACTCAAGCAACGGTACATCAAAGATCATTTCACCTGATGAATCTGGAATGAACAATGTCCTGAATGATAATGACGATGATGAAAACTCCGACCTCAATGGCTCATTGGACCCGGACTCTTTATCATCTCAGAATAATACAAACCAAGGCTCGACGGGTCACGATGAAGCCAATAACCCCCTAATGGGCCGTGACTGGAACTCGCCAGCTAATATCAATTCGGATGGTTCAGCAACATCCAGTATCAATCCTGATGAGTAAGTGGCAGATTTTTAAAGGCATCCACATCGTAATTTTGCGGAATTTTTTTCACATCCACTCAGCTCAGCTCATGTCCGCAACCTGCTACGGGGTGGACCCGCCATCCAGCATCGCATGGACCATACTCGACAACTTCTGGAATCGTAACACAGTGCAAGCCACCAACGCGAACCACTGATCTCTCATGCCGCTAACCCTGTGCGAATTCTCTCAACGATAATCTCTTGCTCCATCCCAGTCGACGCGCTCAAGATATGGAAGTAAAAAATATTGCTAACTAGCTTTCTGGGGTATATAAATTACTTGTTATCATTATTTCCCACATGAGCATTAAAAAATTATCTTTGGTGTATCCTCTCAATCTAACTAAAGGTTAACGAAATGAAGCATGGAATGATTTTAACAAGAAAAATGACGTTAGAAAATGGTTCTATATCAGTAAATGGAGGCTTTGACCCATCAGCTCTAAGATTAGCCGTTTTATATCTTGACGGAATATGTGTACCACAATCACAACTTGTTGGATTTGGGTTAACCGAAGAGATGAAAACATTAAAATCGGAAGGTTATCTATCTGAAAAATACTATCCTATAAGACAGTCCCAAGCAGCAGGCTCAGATATATTGGTAACAGCATATGGAGACTGTTTCGAAGAGTTAAATAAAACAAATAACGAAGTTTGGATGGTTCATAACTCCCTCAATGCTCACTTAACTAAAATAAAGACAACTGATGATGGCGGAGAATGCATTCAATTACTAAATGCACTTCCTATGCCAGGTGAAGATTTCCCTCTTGGTGACCTTCTCGAATTCAAGAGCAAAAGGAAAGACAACTTAAAAGAGCTGTTATTATCAATAGAGGAGTTTCGCCTTGAAATAATAAACTCTGAAAATCAAGACATGGAAATAAAGAAATCAATAATAAAAATTGAAAAGAACATAATAGACCTACATAAATTAATCAAAGAAACACAGCCAGGGTGGTATTTATCGAGTTTTTCATTGGATATTTCATCAAATGATTTGCTTGATGTTTTTACAAAAATTTATGGTGAGGCGAAAGAACTTGGAATGGAAGAACTGAATGCATTGCTGACATCTGCTGGTTTAAGTGTAGCAACTTGCTTTAATATAAAGGGAGGGTATAGATTTAAAGCAGGCAAACCCAATTCTCCATATCTTTATGCTGCTGAAGTGAAACAGAAATTCAGAATAAACTAAACCTCATGCCAAGGCATTACCCCTCAATGCCTTGGCATTAAAAACACCCAAACTTTAATAAGTTAAAATTCTAATCAGACATTCTCTGCACCGGAAAACACAGAAAGTGTTTTCAGATACGCATATCCCTGGTTAGTAATGCTTTCAGAAGAATCGGGATCGGGTGTGAATGTGTAGTTCTTCATCGCGCCCGGTGCCATCTCGTCATCGTCCGTGTCACTGAAAAATACGCTGAGGTTGATTGACGCAGCATTACCTCCGAAGCTCTGTATTTTCGCGAACCGGAATACAGTATCGCCGTTCGACGTCAGAATATGAAACTCGCCTTTTAAAGCCATCGTTATGCCTCCAGTCCAAACCGCCATTGCGGGTTAGTCAATGTCACCCCTGAACCGCCTGTTATCGTGAACAGGACCTGCTCCTGAAATTTCAAATCAACCAGTATTCCGTGCGTGCCCGGTACGTTCGTCTGAAATACGGGCATACCGTTTTTAGATACTGAACAGGAACCACCGCTGGAAGGGATAGTCAGCGAGACAAAATACCGTCCCGGGCGTCGGTACGGATACTGGAATGTCGAGCCATTTCCCACCACCGTGCCATTAAGCGGGTGCGCAGCCTCTCTCAGGGAAAACGAGGACTGCGAGCCATCGTCGGTGTACCGGATGCGGCAGAAGTTGGTTTTTCTCGTCTTCACTGTCCCCAGTTGCTCTTTGTTAGCCAGCCGGATGACGTAGTTGGTTGTGTTCCCCTCAAGCTTACAGCGCTCACCGATATTCAGCGTACCGGCGGCAGGGGTTTTCACTGACACAAGGGCCAGTTTCTCTTCCGCCTCAGCATCGTAGCCTGAGTGGTTATCGTTATTTTCCGTGTTGAGATAAATCTCCCACCCGGCGCCGATCGTTTCATCCAGTTCAATCGTGGGCTCAGCAGGCCAGCCACGAGCGGGCGTATTAAGCTGCTGGAGAAACCCGTCGTTGATATACAGCATCACCGGATCGCCAACCACGTTGACTCGCTGTCCACGGTATTTCAGCAGGTTGAGGTTATTCGTGCCGAGGAAGAACTTACTGATATACCAGGCTGTTGCATGCGCGAACGTAATACGGGAGTTAAAGCCAGCGCGCATGAACCGCCCGGAGTTCTGCGCGTGAACCCCCGAAATAAACAGGTTCGAGTTACAGACCTCAAGAGCGTATAAATCCGGGTTAGACTGCGCATAAGTTGGCGCGCCACAAATGGAGATGTGCTTCCCAACCGTGACGTTCGGGCAGTCCCAGAAGCACAGGTGACCAATCCCTCCGGCCCCTGTCAGAATATCGCTCAGGGATAATGTGCCGCACTCGCTGAAAATCAGACCGCCTGAAGTTTCCGTGTGCGGTACATAATCCTCAAATGTCATTTTGAGGTCATAGCACCTGGATATCAGGCCGTAGGTACGGTTATTCTGCGACCAGATTGAATTCCAGTGACCCAGACCAGCGCCGGTATTCACCAGATAAAAGTCGCGCCCGCATGATTTGATGTTGAACACCACATCGCCCACGTTCTGAATAGAGGGCAGCACCTGCACCAGATCAGGCCAGTACGCAGTGACGGCGGAGTAATCAGATTTGCCGGTACTGTAAAGAACAGTCCCGGGATAATTCCCCGCATGCATATCGAAGTCAGGCGCGTTAACCATCGCCTCCAGACGGAGAATATAGTTATCGTTGACCATCGCAGCAATTTCATCATCCGTGAAATTATCGACGTTGAAATCTATCCCGGTATTGTCGACGTGGATCCTGAAGTATGGATTGTTGGCCTGGACAACGAAGAAGCCAGCCCCCATGTCCAGAGCACACAGCATGTCGATACCAAAGCGATTACCGGCACCGCCCGGAGGGAGTTTCCAGGCCATATATTCCGGCCAGTTGCCGCAGCGAATATGATGGCGTTCGGCGATATAGACCACCCCGACATCCAGACCTTTAATAATGGACTGAGGGTAGCCAGACTCTGATATTGAAGCGGCGGCCTGAAGGCAGTTTTTAAACGCAAAATCCTGTGGTGCAGAAGTCTGTTTCACGCTTTTTGCCCGCGCCCAGGCCATGCGAATTTCATTGCCCTCGAAGCGACGTTTCCACAGACGCCCCAGCGGATCACGGATATGTACACAGTCGTCGTCGGGGATGGTCATCACCGCACCGCCGGGTACCTGATCGAAAATCCCCTGAGCACCATCGAGGCGGGTTTCTGCCCCGCAACACATGATCGAATTGCCGGAACCGGTGAAGTTTCGTATCTGAGAGTAGGTCGCCTGACCTATCAAACCGAACCCTTCGCTTGAACCCAGGTTTTGGCGAAGAGCAGCATCACCGACAGAAACGAAATGAGCAGAGTCTGTAGCAGTCCAGGTTTCGTCCGTTTTACCCGAAGCAGTGAACGGGATATCCGTCGCTGCCGTGAGTTTGTAGAGTTCGTTGTTATAACGAATGAGCTGGTTATACTCGGTGATGGTCAGGGGATTCCCTTCCGGGATAGTCCCCACCGTGTAATCGCCAATGATGTCATAGCCTGATGAAGCGATGAACGTATTAAATCGCGTATCCTGATCGGCCAGCTGAGAAGTAAACCGACTCTCCTGACTGGCCATCTGGCTGAGAAACGATGTCTCCATTCCAAAAAATGATGGCCGGACTTTCCCCAGGCGGTCAGTCCATATCAAGGCCGTCAGGCTGTTCAGTGCAAAATCGAGGTTCTCGGCGTTATCAAATAAATCTTTTACAGCCGCAGAGCCCAGCGGGTTGCCGGTTTTATATGTGCTCATAGTCGCCCTATAACAAAAAAACCGCCGAAGCGGGTTGTTGAGAGTTATTTCTGTTTTATGCAATGTCGCCGGGATAACTGGCGTTGTCGTAGTCGTAGAAGGACGCGCGGTACTCTTTGGCGGTAACCTGACACGTCCCGTCTGATTGAGGGGCAATCTCCTCAACAATGGCGTCATAGACATGACGCGTTGAGCCGCAGAACACCAGTCGGACTGGCTCAATGGCTGGTGAAGTCTGGTCAATCTTCAATGGGTCATCAAAATCACTCAGATGGGGAACGGACAACTGATAATCCCCCACCCTGCTCGCCACCATCAGACCGGATGCAGAGCCATCCTGATAGCGGATCAGCGCACGGGGGTTTTCGAAAGACCAGTCCAGCGGCTCCGTAACGGTGAAGGTTGTCACGCCACCAGCCGTTGTCATCGCCTCCACCAGACTGGAAATCGTGTTGTTCCCCGGAATATCATCCGTGAGCACGATGCGATCGCCTGTGTTGTAGCACAGCGCGTCCAGCTCGGTGGTGGTCTGGAACGTCACCCGCTGCTGCAGGTATTTCATCAGGCGGCGCATGCCGATCTGGTAGGCGTGATCCTGAGAAAGTACCCCATCGAGTTTGTAGTTCTCGATTTTCACCGGTGTGGGATTATCGGGTGTCCGACATTTAACAGTCTCCTCCGCCCAGGTGACGCCGTTGATGTACGTCACGTCGACACCATCAAAATCATCGTCGGACGGCACGGTAAATCCGCTCTGCAGCTCCTCCACCATCTCATGCGGCGTTATGATCCCCGTCCAGGGCTTAATCCCCTCGCGGTTGACCGTCGCAAGACCATCGCTTAACAGGAAGCGGGATTTCCCGGCACTGGCTATCATCTGCAACATTTCCAGCGCCGAGATACTGTCGCCGGTGGCGAAATCGAAATTTTCGCCCCGTGGCGTCCAGTACGCGGACTCCAGCGCGTTGATGGTATCGACGTCCATCTCCAGCCCCAGCGAGCTCCCGACATGCAGCAGCGCCCCCGAAATGGTTCTGGCCGTTCCTGAGTCATAGGAACGCGTTGCCACAACGTTTACGCGGCGGTCCGACTGAGCCGCCAGCTTCCCGCCCGTCTCAACGGTCACCGCCATCAGCGACACATCGGGATAGGATGAAGGACGTGTCAGCAGTCGCCCACGCAGTGCCTGCCAGTACATCGAATCCCTGGCGTTGTTTGAGCCCTGCTCATTGCGCCGACGACAGCGAACTTCCACCAGCCCCGGAGAACTGAGGGTGATCCGCTCAGTGAAACCTAACCCGTTGATGTTTTTCAGCGCGTACTCGCCCTGGTGACTCACCCACCCCGATCCGGAACCGTAGACGCGATACTGAATCTCCCACTCAACGTGGCGAATCCTTTTTTTGCCCTTACTGTCAAAGCCGCAAATACCGTTCGGGAAAGAGAAATTCACCTCGAACATATCGACGGTCTCATTTTCAGGGCACACCAGGAACGGCCCCAGCCAGCTCAGCGTGTCGTTAAGACCAGTGGCCTCATAGTCGATCATCGTCCTGGCGGTGAATCCTGGCCACGGCTCATCAACGGACCCATTAACCAGGCGCGCCACTGTTGCCGTTGTGCCGTCGGCAGAGACGATCTGGTACTCATTCCCGCGGTGAGCAAGTGAAAGCCGTTGCACACCTTCAGGCATGCCCGAGAATGCGGTTCCCGTAATGCTGTTATACGCAAGCGTCACGTTTGCCGTTACCGCCGGGCTGCCGCCGGTTGATGCCGTGCCGGAGGTGTAAACCGGGGCATCACCGAAAACGGCTGCAGGCAGCGAGGAGGATGTGATTGCCCCACCAACGAACGGACTGGCCGCCTCGGTTATCAGTACGGTACCGCCGTTGTCCCGTGCGACCAGGCCGGAGCCAGTGAGCCCCTCGGTGATAGCCGCCAGCAGCCCCGACATCGAGATGTAGTTCGCTACCAGCGATACCGTATAGGTGGTGCCCTGCCATGTGATCATGAACGTACTGGAGCTGGTCGAAAAGTCGTAGGTAACAGGAGCGGCACTGGCCTGAATTTTTGCTGCACTGCCACCCTCGCCAGGCACCGCCTCCTGACCCGGGGTATAGGACGCAATGACGAGGTCATAATCGACACTGTTGAAACTCAGCGTCACCGGCATACCCGCTACGGGAACAAGTTCGGTAAGCAACGAGCTGGCAAAGACACTGTAACCAGAAGAGGTGGAGATCAGATAATTTGTCGGCGCCTTAATTTCAACTATGGTCCCCGTTACCCAGCTGTCCGGGAGAGAATTATTATCCTCGTCGTCATCGTCACCATCATCCGTATCAAGACCTGTAAAGGTTACGGATGCACCAGAAACCGTCATGCTGTCAGCGATAATATCGTCGGAATCAGGCGAGGTCTGGGCCATGTCCAGCCCTGTTCCGCTTGAAGTTCCACCCACCTCTGTCGAGTTGAACCAGTTCTCGCTGCGCTCATCGCCGGAAACATCCGCGCCGGGCGGAAAATAGTTGATGCTGAATCCCGGCAGCGTTGAAGCTGGCGTACTGCCAACCCGGATATCACCATTGGTATAAATCAGTTCACCGACACCGAGACACAGCAGCATCTGGACGCGCATTTTCGTAGGATCAGCAACGTCGAACCGGGTCACAGGCTGGACCACATAATCTGGGTAGATACGCACCCGGCCAAACACTTCACGAATGGCATCACCGAGTTTTGCGGTGTTGGCCCGCGCCGGGTTCAGGTCGAGACTGCGCCCTGTGGATGATGTATAGCCCCCCGTATCGATACTGCTCATCATAAACAGCGAATAAGCTGCTGCAGCAACGGAGATGCCGACACCTATCCACGCGATGGTGGCGGCCTCCAGCCCGAAGGGCACAGGATAAAGCCGGACATCACTTTCAGGGTGGATCACGCAAGTAGCCCACTCGCCTGGCGGAATGGACAGACCGTCAACCTCAATGGTTAACGGCGGTACATCCCGATCCTCGTAACCTTCAACATTCACCGCCAGCCAGTTTCGAAGGCTGGTTACGCCATGCTCATGCGTTTCGAGAGGTTCACCGGGAAGCCGGGACGGGTAAAAACGAATGGTCATTGCCAGAACTCCACTTTGACAAATCGCCGCTTAAACCGCGCTAACGGAAGAAACGTTACGTTAGAGCCTGGATTGCATTCCGCCACATGCAGCAGGCCATCAATACTGACGACAATCCCCACATGGGTGACGGCTGAGCCGGAATAGCAAGCTACGCCAGCCCCTTCGCAGGGGTCGCAGCGCTCCAGGGTAAGCATCATTTGACGCGCCTCCCGGTCGAGGCCGCCGTCGTCTTTCGTGACCCCGGCAAAATCAGGCCAGAGAGGCAAGCCCAAATCGCGGCGTATCTCGTTCACAATGCCAAAGCAGTCGAGATCCGGCCATGAGCGCCCGCCCTTCAGCCAGGTGACTGAAAGGTATTTATCAGGGTTAAACATGATGGATTCCTTAGCTGATATAACGTAGTCCGGGGAAGACAGGGAGCGTGTAGCGGTAACGCGGCCAGGCCATATCGAGGACATTCATATAGCCCGCAGTGATCTGAACCTCTGTTGCCGTCCAGTAACCCGACTTGATTTTCAGCGTATACGGTACCGCCGCAGGCGCGGCTAAATCCGTGGAGATAAAACTGCGGTATGTCAGCGATGCAGACAACCTGTTAGCCAGGGCATTGCGGATCGTCGTGGACACAACACCATCAACATTGCACAGGGCGAATTTCAAATCTTGCGTACCGTCCGCGTTGCGCGCCGGCAGCGCAATGTCAATCGCGCAGGCGGTAAACGTTACGGTATCGCCGCTCTCCGTCGTCGCCGTAATATCCTCGTACCCCTGGCACAGGTAGTGAACATCTGAGCCAACGGTGATCTGCAGCGTTTCAATGATCACCTCCGGCCCGCTGCTGGCATAGAGCCTGTTAAGTCTTGTCATGATTTTTACCCAATAAAAAAGGCCACCCGAAGGTGGCCTTAAAAATTGGTGTCGAATGTGGGTGTACCCTCACCGGCAGGATCGCTATTCCTCACTTTATTTCACGCTCCGGCTACGGAGCGGCATGAAGGACTTTCCCACAAATCGACACAGGTTATTATGAAGGTGAAACGGTTTTAATCAAGCCTTTGGCCACTCCCTGTTAACTGCAAGATCAAGAATATCGCTGTTCACAATGAAGTCAGGGAAATAGACCCATCCAGGTGGTAACACGGGCCTTTCCCATAATTCCAAAGTGGCAGTAAACATCCACTTTCCCGGTTTTACCGGGGTCGGACCTTCATAAATATCGACGAAACGGCACTTATAAGGCTCAATACCCATTGGAGTTTTGAGTACCATATAAAACCAGGAAGTACCGTCGGTGATAGTCTCGCGGAACCAAGCTTCAAATAGCTGAGCCTGACCATCACTTTTAAATAGCCACTTAACGCTACTTTGTGTTGGTGTTGACAAATACCTACGTCGTTGTCGTGCTCTTCCCGTTAGCATTTCAGTTCTTAATAACGGTGATACAGGTTTAAACCCATAACCATCATAAAGGGGAACAGGAAGATAATCATGTGGGTAATAAATATCTGCCATTATTTCATTCTCCGTCCCGGATATACTGACCTTATCGCGCGCCCATATTCTTCTGTCGGCTCCATAACCTGAGAGGTCAGATATTTCACAAGACGCTTTTCAGACTCTCTCTGCCGCTTATCAAAAGCAGCCAACATCGCATCATCAGGTTTTGTGTTAAAATGGTTGATAAATTCAAATTTATTATTACTGCCAGCAGCATTTGCCCTTTCTCGAGCACTGTCGACGGCTGACTGTACTTTCCCAGATGGCCCAATTGCCCGAACACCAAGAGCACCGCCAGCAGTCCTGGCTAAAGGCATAATCGCTTCCGGGCCAGCTTCAGCAAAAATCCCAGCACCTTTAGCAAAAGCAAAAAGTTGCGGGGAAGAATAAACCCCATTACTGTAAGCGCTTAGCGATGGTGAATCATAAACCCCACCCTTCGCGTTAAACGACAATCCACTAAATAATGATCCAAACAACCCTCCCCCAGATGCGCCACCAACCGAGGAAAGAATTGCCTTTGTTATTAACGCCTGCGTGGCCATCTGAATGAGCGTCTGTATTACGGTTTGACCGATAGAGGAAAATATATCGGAAAGACCATCTTTGAATGATGTAGCCCCTGTGAGTACACTGGTCAGATTTGAAGAAATAGAACTTGTTGCGCTATTCATTATTTCGCTGACTGCGTTAGCTGTCAGTTGATTGAGATCAGAAGCTTCATCAGCAAAATTGGCAAGGCCCGTCATTGCCCCAGCCTGCCAGTCAGAACGTAATTTGTCCTGCGCGGAATAATAGCTTTCCAGGGCAGATATTTCATCCTGATAGCCCTTATCACTCAGATTTCCTCCCTGATTTTTCCATCCCTGGCGGAGTTGCGCTCTTTCCAGATTTCGCTGTGCTTCTTTACTTCCAAGACCATTGCTGTCCGTCAAGGCGGCAGTTTTTTCGCGCATTTGCGTGGTGTACTTTAGCGAGTTGTCCAGAAGTTTATTGAGGCGTTCCTGAGCGGCGATCTGATCGCCCAGTTTCGCATTAACCTCCGCCTGGGTAAGAGCCTTCTCTTTACTGGCAAGTAAAGACTGCTCCTCTTTGCTGAGAGCGCGGGTTTGTGCCGCCTCTTCAATAACGGTGAATTTTGCCTGCAAAGACCAGAGTTTTTTCCGCTCCTCGCTGATAGTATCGTTTAGACCTTTATGCTGCTGAAGTACTTTCAACTGGGTCATCAATTGCAGGGTTTCGGCGCTGGTCTGGTCGGAAGTTCTGTCGCCTGCGGATACAGTTACGCCTTTCTGTTTTGGCTTTTTCGGGTCTTTATATTTTTCTTCGATTCCTTTTTTATACTGAGCAATCTCTTCAGCACTCAGCGCCTGATTTAGATTTTTACGCTCTTCAATGTAGCGATTAAGTCGCTGGTATTCCTGTGTGCGCTGCTGTTCTTTCGTCAGCCCTGCATCAGCAATACTTTGAAAATGTTTTTGATTAGCCAGGGAGCTGCGTTCCAGGGCAGCCTGACGCTCTTTCTCCTCTGATTTCCGTTGTTCGGCATGAAGTTGATCGGTGATAGAATTAACCGCTTTACGGGCCTGGTCTGCAGCTCTCTCCAGGCCTATACGCTGCTGGCCCTGTACATTGCCGCGCAGAGCTTTGTCCAGTTCATATAACTGGTCAGTTGCATCAGCAAGTTGCTTCTGAAGAGAATCCTGTTTCCCAAGATCAAGAAGCTTATTCCACATCCACGAAAATGCATCGCCTACGGCATTTGCAGCCCGTTCCAGAAAGCCCATATTCTGCTGGATATTATCGGCCATATCCTTAAAGCCGCTCGCGGCCAACGTATTGGCATAATTCAGGGCCTCAGTATATTTTCCGGCTTCCTGCAGGGAATGGACATAATCAAGCTGGGCGGCAGTCACATGCCCGTACTGTTCTGACATGGCCTTAAGCCCGGCTTCGGGATCAGATGTTATTTTCCCGAAAATTTCAGCCAGTTTGTTGACTTCTACCCCTGCCACATCAGAAAGCCGCGCAATATCAGAGGCAATGGCCTGGTAATTTTCCCCCAGGTCTGCCCCGGCACTGGCCAGAGCGATGACGGCAGCCTTTGCTTTGGTAAATGAACTACCAGAGTCTTCCAGTTGCTCCGTAACAAACAGCAGATTATTCGCTGTCTGTCCTGCCTTATTCCCCGTTAACTCCAGTGTTTTTGTGTAATCAGAAAGCGTTGACTGTCCGGTATAAAATGCATATCCCAGTGCACCAACTGTCGCTCCAAGCGCGGTAATGCCAAGTGTTACCGGATTAAGAGACCCCATGAGAGCGCTGAATGTGGGTCTCAGCCCGCCAAAGGAATCCTTAATTTGCCCTCCCTGCTGTAGCAGAATCAGCCATGGGCTCTGACCACCAGCCAACTGTGTGGCAATATCCGTAAACTGCGCAGGCAGTGTTCTCATTGCTGCACGATATTGCCCCACAGATATGCCAGCACGCTTCGCTGCCAGTTCTTCACGCGCAAATGCTTTTGTTACCTGTTCACTGCTGGTATTTGCATTTTTGCCAACGCCAGCCAGCTGACGGTTCAGGCGTGTGACTTCTTCATCAAATTTCGCGCTGTCGCCATCAATTTTTACGACCAGATCACCCACTGGCTGGGACATAGCGGACTCCTCCGGGTATGCTTTCAGCAATTGACATTAACTGTTCATCAGATAATTCATCGCTGACGTCTACCAACATGCCCAACAGGCTGAAGTCGGCGACGGAAAGGTTATGTTTACTGGGATCGGTGAACAGGCAAACGGCGAGGTGACTCAGGCTGGCAAAATGGCTGTCAATCAGTTCATCCATAAAATGGTGTTCCTGATAAAACTCCCCCCATTCCAGCCATTCACGCGAGGACATTTCTGCAAGCATGGCACGCCAGTCAGGGCGACCAAATTCCCTGGCCAGTTTCATGGCAAATCGTCGTGCACTGGTCAGGACTTTTCCAGAGAAAGCGGCTCCATACCTTCTTCTGGATCGCTACGTTCCGTTACAGCCATTCCTGACAATTCCCGCACCATCGTCGCCGCACGCGTCAGAGCATCGGTACCATACTCACTCAGAACTTCGTTCATCAGTTCCGGGATATCGCGATTTTCATCAGAAGCCTGGGACAGCGAAAGCGCCACAAGCATGGCATAATCACGAATGGCCAACAAAGTAACCGCTTTTACTGTTTCATCTTGCGATGCACCCTCAGCAGGGAGAGTATTTTTCGCATCAAAAACATACTCCAGATATTCAATGCGATTTAGCGCTGATAATTCGTAAAGTGTTACCCTGTCCTCACCAGCAGTGAGAACATCCTTTTTAAGCTTGCTCATAGAAATACTCCTGAGCGGCGCCGAAGCGCCGACGGTGAAAATAATTTACACGGTAGTGGAGGCGTTATCTTCAGCCAGCGACGGTTTGCCTTTATTGGTAATTTGTGCACTACGGGTAATCACTTCGTTTCGTGAAATAGTCTTACCTAAACTATTTATCCAGCCGGTGAAAACATCAACTGCCCCATTTGGATATTTAATTTTGTAAGATTTTTCATCACCACTCATAAACCAGTCAACCAGATCCTTCTGGCCAGACTCACCAGGTTTCCAGGCTAGTGTTACGCTGGTTTGACCGGCTGACTTAACACCCTGAGCTGTTGAATCCCAGTCAGGCGCATCATCATCAATATAGGAATCATCATATGATTCTGCAGTCAGTTCCCCAGGTGTTAATTCCTTAACCTTTGCCGTTCGTGTCCAGCCGACATCACTTAACGGGTCATCGTAGGGATCACCAGTTCCGGTATAAATCCAAAAAGTAGTCCCGGCACCTTTCGTCGGCGTGGTAGGTGTTGGAGTTGGCATATAGTCCTCACATAATATAAGTCAGGGAATATTGGAGATCGGCGGAACCCCATGTAGTGGCTTCATCGTCTCGTTGATAGTCGTACCCGACAACGTTGATGGTCTCGACAAGACTCGTAAGGTCAGGGACGGTTTCCATCGCCGGATATATGCGGGTTTCCATCCATTTATCCAGCTCACTATCGGTAGCAGTTGCTTTAAGGAATACTTCAATGTGAAGGACAGCCTCCCACTCTTCCTCATCAATACTGCCGCCCGTCGCCTTTGCATCGGTAAGATATACTGCGACCGCGGGTAACTCTTCTGGAGCCAGGAAAGCTGGCCGACCGTCATACCAGAATATTTTTCCGGAGTTGATTGACTTCAGTTTGTCCAGAACAGCTTTTCGTATTTGCGGGTGAATCATTTTGTCACCAGCCTTATCTGATTTTTGATCGCAGCCATCATTTCTTTTGTCATATCAGATGCTATCAGTTTGGGAAGTTCTTCTTTGAATGCAGTAGTCAGGGGGGTGGACAGAGGTATTTTCACCACTTCTACCGGGTAACGAGATTTACTGGTTCGTCGAAGAACATGCCAGCGACCATTATTAAGCTGTTGCACAAAAGCGCCAGGGAAGCTGAAATTCCCGATCTTCAGAACGCTTCCAGAGCTGCCGCTATCACGCTTACGCCGCGAAAGCTGAACACGGACATGACCCAGCTTTATTGCCGGGAGATTCCCACGATTTACTCTGATGGTAGCCATTGGTTTTTTAGGGCTTGCCCGTTTAAGTTTGGCGCGCTGCATGACCAGTTTGCGCTTAACCTTAGTCTCTTTCGCCACTCGCGTAGAGCTGCGGCTGATTGCACGCCCAGCCACCCGGTTAATGGACTGGGATGTCGCCCGAGGAATGGCATTTTTACTGATATTGCTCAGGTTCTGCCTGAGCTCTTCCAGCCCTTTAATCGTCACCTGTGACCTCCTCAATCCAGATTTGCGGCTTACCATTAAAGAGGAGCCAGCGGGTAACGGTGTAAACCTGACTTTTATAAATAACCTCATCTCCCCGCGCCGGCTGATAGCCAGCGCTGAAAATAACCAGGTTAATCCCATCCCCCGCGACCGGCCCCAGCTCAGGCAGCAGGTGACTTTCAACAGCAATATGCTCATCGCCATTAATAGTCACCGTTCTGCCCAGCCTTTTCGCCGTCAGTTCATCCATCCTGCCAGCCATATTGTCAAAGGCATTAGCCATTGATTTTGACTTCCAGGACGGTAACGCCTGCCGCAGCATCCTCCCAGGCAGTCCCGGCTAACACCGCATCGGTGTCATCCAGCTGAACATTTCCAGCTTTGAGATATACCTTTTCCCCGGCGGTCACGGCATCAGCTGGCAGCTTAGGTAAAAGAAAGACACCTTCAGCGAATCCGTCGCCTACATCACCCGGCTGAATATCGGTAATTGCAACCGCAATCATCCCGCCTAAAGAAACGGGTGTACCGCTGAGAATTTCCTCGGTACCAGAATTTTTCACGGGGATGGTTTTGCCGTCTTGCACATAATTTTTAGCCATAACGTCTCCTGTCAGCCCCGCAGGGCTGATTTCAGGTATAAAAAAAGCCCTTCCGGGCGTCGTATTCAGAACTGTAATGATTACTGGCCGCTGGATTTCACCAGGCCGCGATAATCAAGCGGCGCCACACCAGCATCGATACGAACTTTTGTAGCGATACCGTCAGTGGTAAACCCTTCCTGCTGATCAATGTAAGGAGTATCAACACCATTCAGATACGCAACTTCGATGGTGTCCGTCCCTTTTGCCGCCATCAGATACCAGGCTTTTGCGTCAGCTTCGTCAAGGCGGGCCTCTGCAATCACATCTGCAAAATTCTGGATCGGGTTAATAACCCCGGCGTTGATATCCGCCCCTTTTACGCTCGCTGATTTAATCGTCTGGTTAGCCAGTGTCTCCAGCGCGACCGGCACCAGCATAAATGCCGGGCGGATGTTCAGAGATCGTTCTCCCTCTTTCTGCAGGCGCATCAGTTTACGGGCATCGTCCAGGCTGCTAACGGAAATAGCACCGGTGGCCAGGTTCTTGTGGTCTGCGTGGAATAACGTCTTACCATCAGAGAGTTTTGGGTTTTTGGTCAGGATGGCGTAAACCAGGTCACCGATAGTCGCCTTAGCAGCACGGCCCATTTTCATCGGAACATCGGTGATCTGATTCAGATCATCGTTGATGATTGCCTGGCGAGTGATGGAGAAAATTTCCCCGTAGGTGGCAAGAGCAATGGTTTCACCTTTATCGCCGGTAGTCACATACTTATATTCAGCGCCTTCGCGAACCTGCCGCAGAGACGGGAATCCGCCCATCCCCACACGATGCGCTGTCTTAAAGTCCGACAACTGGCCTTTCTTTGTCCACTGCTCAAAGGTTTCTGCAGCTTCGTCCCAGCCCTGCAAAATCGATTTGTTGGCGACATCAAGAAGGATGTTGCCAAAATCAGAGGTGCTGTGCGTCAGCGCCAGCCCTACCATCTGCATCGGGTTATAGCTGGATACGCCAATTCCCCGCTCAGTCAGGGCCATGCGGGCATATTCACGCAGGGTCATGCCGTTGTAGACATTGTCACGTTCCTGATCTTCAAATCCGGCACGCGCCATCAATGCCTGGCGAATACCATCGGCGACAAAATTACCGTTACCTGCATGAATATGCGCTGGCATGGTTTTCGCCGATGGTGAAGCATCTTTACCCAGCAGCGCCAGCAGTTTGTCTTTAGCCTGATCGACAGAGCAATCCATATCTGCTACACACTGCGCCTGCAGTTCGGCGTGTTTACCACCAAACATCGCAAAGAGGTTGTTAATACCATTAACGCGATCCTTTTGCTCAGCGATTACCTGAGCACGAATGGTGTTTTCGTCAATTACGGAAGGTTGGCTCACCACCGGCTGCTGCACTTGTGGTTGCTGGGGATCGCGTTGCGTGGTAGCTCGCGGCGGCGTTAACATGTTGCGAATATTTTTTGGCATCTTTTCGAAGTCCTCAATACGTTTAGACTGGATACAGGCCATAGCCTGAAGAGAGGGGGTGACCTGGTCGGCAAAACCCATAGCGACGCATTCTTTGCCGTCCATCCATGTTTCATCTTCCAGCATCGCCGCTATTTCATCGGGGCTCTTACCCGTTTTCTCTGCATAAGCAGGGATCAGAACAGACTCAACCTTGTCCAGAAGCTCTGCGTAGTCACGCATATCGTTGGCATCACCACCAGCAAAACCCCAGGGCTTATGGATCATCATCATGGTATTTTCAGGCATGATGACCGGATTACCTACCATAGCAATGACCGAGGCCATAGACGCGGCCAGACCGTCGATATGAACGGTAATTGACGCACCATGATGTTTAAGAGCATTAAAAATGGCGATGCCGTCAAAGACATCGCCACCAGGCGAATTGATATGAAGATTAATATGGGTCACATCACCAAGCGCTTTAAGGTCGTTAACAAACTGCCGGGCGGTCACGCCCCAGTAGCCGATCTCGTCGTAGATATAAATTTCTACCTGATTGTCGGCGCTGGCCTGCATACGAAACCACGAATTACTTCTTGCGCTGGCTTTCGGACGACGGGGCGTCCGGTTCTTTGACTTCGGCACTGGTGCCTCCTTTATCGTTTGCAGGATCGGTGTCATACACCAGTCCCAGTTCGCGGTTATCATCAACTTCAGCCTTGCGACGACGTTTCACATCATCCGGATTGCGCCCGCTGGCTCGCACCCAGTCAGATTCTGTCGCAGCACCACCTCGGATTTGCGCTTTCCAGGCATTAGCCTCTTTAACTGGGTCGATCCACGGCATGACCGGACCGGAATAAACTGCGGTGTAAAGCGACGCCATATCCAGCCCACGTGGTAGCTGAATTTCGCCAGAAGCCACCGCCATTTTTAACCAGTTTCGGTACATTGGCCGGGTAATTGCTCCGATGAACCAGTCCTGGAGGATCAGATAACCGTCTGTTGATTCAACCAATTCCTGGCGCTGAGCGCTGTACGTTCCATCGTAGTTCCTGGCTGTACTGGAGAAGCTGAGACGAGCACCAGCAGCAACGGCGCGCAATTGCCCATTTCTGAATGTTTCAAGGTTAGGGTTTGGTCTGTCAGATTTGATCATCCCGATGTCTTCACCGGGAAGGAGATCATCATAGATAATGCCTGGCTCAATCATTACATCACGATTATCTTTGCTGTTCTCATCCGTAAAACTTTGCCCGTCCCCTTTTTTTATGTACATCCCCAGGGCGGCGGCTATGCGTGCGGCCGTTAACTCCGCATCCTCGTATTCTTTCAGCGCACTGAGGCGCATGAGAACACCAGAAAGGAGAGACGTCCCTCTGGTTTGATGAAGGCGACGGGTAAATTTGAGATGAAGCATGTTCCCGGCATCAATATCTTTCGTATCCAATTGACGGCCGGTAACAGGCAGACTTTTATAAACTAGGTACTTTTTCGGGCGTCCCCAATTATCGACATAAACCCCCTGACAAAGTTGCTGTGACTCATTGTTGGTCATCGGCACAAAATCAGCCTCTAGCGCTTCAAGCCAGAAAGGTACACCAGCCACTGGATCAAGTCCCTGCGCTGAGCCACTCACCATCTGAGCGAAAATTTCCCCGTCCCTGAGCCAACTCCTGAGCATCAACCGCTCAAGCATCGGGCGGGTAAACTGTCCCGTAACCTCAGGGCTGACTGACCATTCAGCCCACTTCGTTCTGATTTGTTCTGCCAGTTTTTTTGCGATATTTCCGTTTTTTAGTACCGGGTGTGGCTCAACAATAATTCCTTTAGCTCCAACAACCCTTTCCTCGAGCTTATCGAATACACCAATGACCAGATCGTGGTTATTGTCCAACCAGCGAGCCTGTTCTCGAAGTGAAACAGCTCCCATCTGACTAAGCTGGTTAGCGGAACGATTTTCCCTGCGGGCCTTATGCGTACGAGTAGGCTTAACAGCTTCATATGCCTGTATCATTGCTCTCGAACGTAACCTCGCAGCTTTCCAACCAGGGGAAAAGACACCAATCGCATCATCTAACAGGCTCATGGAAACCTCGCGAGCTTATAACCGGGTCGCCCGTTACGCTGAGCCAGCAGGGAAGCAAGACGACGCTCCCATTCCTGACGCCCCTTGCGGATTTCAGACAGGTTCTCCAGCGTCATCTGCTGCCCGTTGAATGTTATAGACTTTCCATCCAGCACAGCTATTTCCGCATCGGTATAACGCTGGATAATGGATTCAATATCGGTTTGTTTCACACCCAGCCTCCTGATGATGTAGTCCAAGGGTTGTTTTCGACATCCGGCGTATTTGCCTTCCGTTTTTTTCTGCTATGGATCGTTTTTGCTGATAACGTGGGTGACGCTTCGCCAGTTTCCGGCGTGCTTTCTTCAATCCACGTTGCCCGCCTCGCCCATTCAGGCGCATCCGGCCATTTGATCTTTTCGTATCCGTGCAATATGGCCAGCGCATCGGCATAAACGAGTAGATCGAAAGCTTCATTCGGACCTCGGCCCGGTTTGCTCCATTTTCCATCGGGTGAACGTTCCTCATAGGTCAGCTCATCGTAAAACCAGCTGCCGAGCCATTTAGGGAAATGCACATAGTTCGGGCCGGGTGATTCTCGCCACAGGGCGTTATTCACCTGATCTTTCAGCGCATCAGTCTGAAGAAGGTAAAGCGGCACATCGCCAGCGGCTTTTGCCCGGCGAGTTGATCTGTCAGTGTTATCAGGAAATGTTCGGGTAATTAATTTTGAGCGTCGGACACTGTCGCCCTTGAAGAGGAAAATCTTTTTACCAAGCCCATCCCGGCGGCACTTACGCCAGAACTTATATGCGTTATCGGTTACACCATCCTCACCGCCGGAATCGACAGCCATCGCCATAAGCCGCATGCGTTTTGACGGGTTACTCGCTAAGGGCCATGACTTTTCGAACACGTCAGACAAAAGTAAATCCCAGTCTTCCGGGTAACTTGCCGGATCGATGGAGTAACATTCACCGTGCTCGTTTGCCCGCAGAGACTGGCGGATGTTGTAGCGATCGACCAGCCATCTCTCACCCTGCTCACCGTAGCCAGTCACCTGAACCACGAAACGACGGGATTTACCGCCCTGCACATCGACGGTTGCAGTCATAAAGAGCACGCCATCTGGTACAGATCGCTTCGGCACGTCTTCAGCGCGTCGTTCGAGCAGCTCACTCTTACGTTGTTCGAGACTGGCTCGGGGTAGATAAGGCCGACCAAAGTCGGTATTAACTACCGTTTTCAACGTCTCTTCACTCTGGGTGGACTCATATTCCTGCTCAGCAGTCAGGAATTTGTATATCATCTGCGACCATGTCTGATATGCAGCCGCAGGCCCCTCCATCCAGAATGAAGCGATGCGTGATCGCCGCGGCTCCCCAAATCTGTTGCCATCACGATCTATTTTTTCTCCATCGCGTAACCAGACATGGCGGATATTCAGTTCACGTTTCATATCTGCGGTGATCCTGCCTTTGCAGGCCGGGCACTGGAGATATGCAGACTCACTTGCCACAACGGGATCAAGGGAATCCCGGTAGCCCGTCATATTGGCTACCTCCGGCTGAAAATATTCTCCGCAATGCGGACACGGCCAGTAAAGGCGGCGGCGGTCACCACGATTAAACAACGATAATATGCCGGTAGTCGGCGGTGCCTCATGTGCGGTGTTTGGTCGCCATTTCGTGTCACGAATATCTCGGCCAGGTGAACTCTCAACCAGAGTCATGCCGCTGGACATAAACGTAGTGGTACGTTTCGAACCCAGGGAAAATGCATCACCTTCCCCGTCGATATCTTCAGGAAAGCGGTCATAGTCAGTCAACGCCACGCTTTTATAGTCTGACGACGACATAATGTTGACTGACGGCCAGCCCAGTTTGAGATAGTTACCGGCCCGGAAGGTGCGGTCGTGAACGTTATTGTCGTTACGACGCGGACTGAGTCGCGATTTTACTTCCGGACTACACCGGAATGTGCGATCGAGGCGTTTCTTGGAATGTTCACGCGCTTTCTCTTCGGAGACCTGAATAACCAGCATGTCAGCGGGATCACAAACGATGTTGTAGACAATCCAGCCATCAATCAGGCCAATCGTTTTCCCGGTTCGGGCCGGTCCGACAAACACCACCGCATCATATTCACGGGATGCCAGACAATTCATCGGCTCAATAATATAAGGGGCTAGATTGGGGTCCCATGGTACGGAGTTACCCGCCCCCATCGGCACACGCATATATGAGCTGACCGCATCGGCCACCTGCATACGACGTGGGGCACGAAGAATACCGGAGACATCGCGGCGTATCCCCCTGGCAGATGCCCGTTTTGTCATCAGTCCTCCTCTGGCTCATCCTCCTCTGGTTCAGCGTCCATTACTTTTTGGGCAACCTGATCGCGCAGGTCATCAATCACGCTTTGCACGCGTGATACCGCAACCGGCGTAAGTGCACAGTCGCGCTCAAGAATGTCCGGAAGTGTTTCAAGTACCATGACGACGGCTTTCGCCATCATTGAAAATTCACGTGCGACGTCTTCGGCGGGGATAAGTTGCTTGGTATCTACTTCAAATTTCAACCGCTCGTTTTCTGCTTTCCAGTGAGCGAGGCGATCAGGGGGTGTCATCTCTTCAAGATTCGATGAGGAAACCGTCGGGATCATTAATTCTGTCAGAATATCGGTGACAAGATACAACTTAAGTTTGCTGTTGCTTCCCTGGGCGGGACTGACATTTTTTAGCCTGGTAGCGACGGTCTGCCGGTGTACGCCAGTAATCCCGGCAAGCTGGTTGATATTGAGTTTTAAAGTAGCGATTTCCTGGTCCATGATGGTGAACACTTTTTATACGATTCGACATCATTGAAAATCCGACATCTGGAAAATCAATAACCTGTGCACATGATGATGATGACTATGAAAAATGAAAACTAGCCGTTTTCCGCGAGTCCGCCGCCCCGTGGTAGGTCACCCCAACGGGAGGACCCTTAAATGATAATGGATATCACTTGCATGATTGTTACAGGCATTATCTGGGTTTCATCAGCGCGCATTATCTGTATGTGTAACGTTTGGTGCTGTATACCCTCTATCGAGGATGAAGCATTACCAGTCCATTAAGAGATGATTTGTCGATTAGTAGTTATCGAAGTATAAAAAAACCGCCCATAATGGCGGTCTTGGTCCTGCTGAAATCGAATGGAGGAGATTAACTCAAACCAACATCATTCAGTTTCTTGTTCATCCATTTTCTTCGCCATTTCAACAAAGTTAATAGATGGGAGGTTAACTGACTCAAGTCCTGCGTTCAAAAGTACCGTACTAACGAAAGCGCGAAGATATGGATAAGCGATTGCTGGAGCATTAACCTTATGGAAACTGCCTTTCCAAAAATGTTCATCCAAAGGCTCATCGGATTCGAAGATGAAATCATGAACAAGCTTAAATTTAAAACCTCTCTCTGAGGTCAATAAAAAATCAAACTTAACACAAAATTCTGCATCGCTTTCGGGTACTAAGTGACTGGAATACGTGAAATTTATGCGATTGACAAGCTCATTTTCTTCTTGAGTTTTAGTAATGAAGAGCTCATCTACATTGTTATCTTTCAGCTGGAGATGCATGACTTACGCCGCCACTAAATGAGACAGCGCCCCTTGAGGCGCTGAGTTAGTATTTTTTGGGAAAAAGCTCAAGAGCTCATCATCCATTCTGAAAACTTCACATCGCCAGACCTGACCTTCGTCTCGCACAGTGTTTTCGTCAACACTACCTTCCATGTAGTAGGTTAGCTCTTGTGCAATTTCTGCCGTTTCTGAGGATTTGTCCATCACACCACATTTCTCAAGCGCAGACAAAAACTCCTCACGTGGCATCGTATCGATTAGAGCTAAAGCTGCTTCTAACCACGCTTTTTTATTCATATTGACCCCTTAGTGACAATATCATGCTGTATGGCACATCGTGTCGGTTCCTTCAGACACATGATTCTGCAATTTGGTATCCGAGCTCGCAATTGACCACGCCCAGAAGTGATAGCTTCTCTTCGTACCAACGCGTCAAGGTTAAGGTTCTCAAGAGCAAAATTCGCTACAAAGCAATCATTTTGTAAAGCTGTAGCATCTCGATAACCTTCTTGTTTCATCCGTTGTGCCAGACTGTCCCTGATCGTGTTGAAAATCTTCAAATCTTCAATCTCATCCAGATCAAGGTGAGTCTCAGTTCGTATCAATGATTTTAGCACAGCATAACTATGGTATTTGCGCTTACGTGCTCTTCCATCCCAAGAACGGAACCGAGCCCATTGTTCTGCATTAGCGATAGGATCTGTAAATCCATCGATGAAAAAGTATGCGCCGCTGCCTAACCAATCGTTATCTTCTTTACTAATTCTGTAGTTGCTAACCACAATCTCTTCTGCAGAACTAAGACTCGTTCCATGATATCCAGTCCACTCGGTGTAAGATTGAGAGTCTTCTTGTGAGTTCAAGGGATATCCGCCTTCCCAAATCGATTTGCCTGAAGAGCTTCTCGCGTGACGAGAATCTTACCTTTAAGCTAATCACCAAAACAAGGTTTAGGTATAACTCTGTGGATAACCGTGACAGCGATAGCACTTTTTGTATAAAAAAAAACAAAAAATCGTTTTGTCAATGGTTGACTGTAGATTTAATCTTTTAATCATCTTCTGTCACCCAGAAAACTGTTTGATTGAGCAAAAAAAACAAAAAAATAACATTTAAAAACAATAGGTTGCAATTAAAATACAAATTAATAAGCCAAAATCTCTTGTAAATAGTAAACAGAAGTGTGTTTTATTATAATTACAGTTCCAGAACAAACCTAATATATTGTTTAATAATAAATTATTAGCCTATCCACAATCTCGATATCGCTGAGTGTTACGGCGATATGGGTAGCTATGCTAAGTACATCTACCTAAGCCAATTTCTGCGCATCAGCCTACGCATTCACCACAATTTGACATTATCACCGGCACTCTTAGGATGCCTGCATTAATGCCTTAACTGGCCTGTTCTGCACCGGTATCAAACAGCGCCAGCGCTTCGGTCGCTTCCTGGATGGCCTTACGGGTCTTCGAGACAATCTCGCTTTCCGTGAAAACACGATCGAAAGAGTCTGCGAATAGCTCAGACTTCAGATAGCTGTCGCCTACCCAGTCAATGGCCAGCTTGGCCGCTGCGGTGTCGTAGTTAACTTTCTTGATGATATCCAGGCGGATTTGCTCGGATGCGGTGATTTCTGACATGTCTTACCTCTGTGCGATGTGGGGAGCATTATCGAAGTCACTAACCAAGTGACTTCTGTAATGCCATTAAAAAAGCCACCCTAAAGTGACTTTTGTGATGGAAATAGAGTATTGCGACACGAAGTGTTAATTCGCTTCTGAATTAAGGCCTGAAGTCAAGAAGAATCACAGTTGGTAGGTTCATTGGCTTCGCAGGAAACTGACCGGCGGCCACAGTGTCATTAATTGCCTCAACAGAGCGTTGACACATAAAGTTATCACCTGACACAACTTCCACATGTTGAACCTGCTCACCAGGAGGTTGTGTGACTTTAAGTATACAACCCTGTTCATGGTAATTTATCGAACCGAAATAATTCTGCTGCACAGCTTTTTTTATACTCAGAGTGTATTCATGTACACCGTCAGGAACACTGGGTTCACTTTTATTTGAGCAGCCAACTATCATCAGTCCTGCCAGCGCAACAATATATAATTTTTCCATTTGGCTACCCGTTGTTCAGAAACAATAACATTACCATGACTTCCTGATTTGCGCAGTGTTACTGTTTTGCCGATTACATCAAATCCCACTATTGCAAAGTTGTATTGAGTAATAACTGCGGGCAGTTGGCCCGCACTGCTTTGTTGTGAGCCAGCATATCGCGCTTGGTCTGCATATCCAGCACGTCGATATCGTGGTCGGTAAGGTAGATGACCCTCACCCAGCTGCAGGCCGTATCAACGACTACCGGGGCGGGTGAAGTGCTCACGCAGCTCGCGGTCAACATCGTCATCACCCATACGCTTAACGCTCTCTTCAACATCACTAGCCCCTTTCGTGGCTTCTGCTTTACGTTCTGCCACAGCAATACTGGCGGCTGCTTTCTCTTCGGTATGCTGCTGCTGGGCTTTGGCTTCTGCCTTGCTTGTTCCGCGTGCATGGCCGATGCCGAACGCGCCAGCGATCGCACCCAGGATGACGACCACCAGCCCAGCAATAATTTCGTAGCTCATTGCTGCGGCTCCTTCAGTTCGTCGGCCTTAGCTTTCAATACTGGCTGGCGTACGTATTGCGATAGCACGGCCAGCACCACCAGCGCCGGGCTAATCAGTGCCACGATGTTTGGCGGCAGGATGTTTTTGATATCCGGCGGCAGCATCGCCCAGGCGTGCAGCGCAGCATCCGGGAAAGACTGCGCCCACATGCCAACCAGCGCGCCGATAGCACCCAGCTTTACAGACCACGTTTTCAGCAGCAGGCTGGCATGGCCTACGAACTCCAGCCGGGTATATTTGCGCAGAAGTAACAGAACGAGCACAGCCACCAGCACGAGCAAAGCGAAAATGATCATCTTCACAGGACACGATCCTTAACCCAGCCGTAGAGAAAATCCTCGTTGGCTTCGCGGCCCTCCGCCAGTTCGAGGTATCTGGCACCCTGGCTGCAGTTCAGCGCACGCAACAGAACCTGTTCCCCCTCTTTCCCGCGGGCTGAAAGATATCCCTTAAGCGCGGTGATGGTTCGGGGACCAATGGCGCCATCCGGGATAAGGTCGGGATAAAGCTTCCCGCGCATATTCAGAGCAGTGAGCCAGCGCTGGAAAAACTTACTTGCAACCGATGGCCCCATGTTCACGCCAGTGTCGCAAAGCTCGTATGCCAGTAACGTAGATAGAGCTGCTACCTGGTCGAACCGAGGGCCGGTCCAGTAATCGCTCAGCAGGATTTGCTTTGCTGTTTCCCTGGGCAGGTTTCGCATATCACCGGTGTAGCCATGTGCGCGAGCTGTGGTTTGCGTGATGCCCCAGCGGGTCGGCCCGCCTTTATCTGAGGGGTGATCGACATAACCCCCTTCCTTTCCGAGGATGCCCTCGATAATTTGATCTGCTGTCATGGTTAAGCCTTGTTATCGCCGCCACCGATACCGAATCGGCTGCCTAGATATTTCATTGCAAACGCCCTGATGGCGTCTACACCTACGAACCCAACCCCACCGCCAATGGTGATTGAGAGAGTTTTGGGGAAGTCGAAGTATTCAAGCGCCGATGCGAATGTCAGCGTTAGAGCCCCACACAGAAGCCCTTCAAGAACCATCTTTTTCCAGCCGCCACCGCTATAGGCGATACGTAGACCCGCCATAAAAACTGAGAGCAGCACGGCCCCCAGCGGCGTGTCTCCGCGCCACCAGCTCTGCAGCAACTCCAGCAGATCAGGCCAGTTACTCGGGTTAGTTGGCATTTTCATAGTCTCCACCTCCGGGTTAACGGGGTGCTGTGGGTATTGGAAAGGGTCAGGCTGGCGGGCTCTTATATCAAAGGGTAAGTACGGAGTGATTCCCGAAGCCTGAAATTTATGGTCACCGAAGCATCTAGAGGCCAGGCTCTCTTGTGTTTTATTGAATTGCCTTTTTTGACCGGCATCTCACACTTCCTTTCCATTTTAACGGTATATGTTAAGCGCCAGCTTTTTCTAGCAATGACTTCACACAGGAGTAGAGATGCTTACAGCTAAAGATGATGCCTACATTTTAAAAAGTGATGGCAGCAGATGCGGTCCATATAAGGCAAAGTTTGCAGGGGATACAGTTATCGTAAACGACAAAATGGCCGACATTGATGACGGAGATACTGTTATTCGAATCCTTCCAAACGGCAAGGAAGAACATAAGGAAATTTATAAGGCTAATTTTTACGACACTGGCGTTGGCGGATCTGGTCCACACTTCCAACTCAAAGTTGGTCCCAAAAAGGTTCAACCAGCTGTCTCTTCACAGCAAATCAACATTCACGGAGGAAATGTCCAGATTGGAGATCATAACCGTCAGGAGATTACCAATAGTATCGAAACTCTGAATAACTTAATAAATAGCTCACAGGGTACGCCACAGCAGAAAGAAGAGGCAAAGGGGCTGCTAAGAAAGTTAGCAGAACACCCATTGCTTACTGCTATTGCCGGTGGGGCTATAGGACTGCTCTAGATGTGAAAAACCCGCACAATGGCGGGTTTCTTTTTTCTGTTCAGTTGCTCAGTTCGCTTTAACGTCCCGAGCCTATCACAATTCAAGCAGTTTCTGGCTCACTTTGCAAGTAAAATCTGTCGCCATTTGTGCCGAATGCGTCACACATTGGTGCGTATAGCATCGATTCTGCCAAACTTATCCATGCATCAACTCTTCGCCTGCAGGTCATAAAGCACCAGTCGGGATGCTTTTCATAGAGCTCTTCCGCTATGCGCCGTTTGCTCTTGCGTAACCGGTAATGATCCACCAGCAGGTGGTAAAGCTCTTTGTGACCACCCGTAATGAGGACTGCCCCCAGTACCTTATCAATCAGCAGTCCCTCATCGTCTGTGCAGAAAGCCAGGCCGCTTTTGTTTTTCCCCGCGAGTATTTCACGAAAAAACGCCTCAAGCTCTGGCTTCGAGATGCCAGACTTCTTCATCCAGCGTAATGCTTCGTTGATGGCTGTTTTAGTGACTTTCCCGGAAGCCAGTAACTGGTTAAACATATTTCCACCACTACCGCCGCCGATGTAGGACCAGCGGCCCCACATGCGCAGCTTCCCTTGAATCCAGATGGCCTCCAGCGTTTTCAGCCTGACCATTTCACCAGCTTTTCCAACCTCGGACGGGTTAATCATTATGCGTTCTCCACTATGCCAGCACGCCAATTGCCAGCGAACGATCCAGAAATCGAAACAGCAGCTCCAGCTGTGAGCCGTGCTTCTCCTCAAATGCCACGGTGTCAGCGTGCAACTCGTCGTGATGCGCTCTGCAAAGCGGCAACACAAACAGGTCGTGCGCTTTCGTTCCCATCCCACCTTGTCCGTGGCCTATCAGGTGATGGGGATCATCTGCTTGTTTGTTACAGCAGACACACTGCTGAGACTTAACCCAGCGCGTCCAGTTCTCGTTTACCCAGCGGCGGCGCTTTGGTCGCAGCATGAATGATTCCGGCGTTTCAGGATCTACGCGAAGACCGAGAATCTTTTTCTGCACCACTTCGCTCGCCGCTGGCTCCGGCACAATATCGCTCTCCTTCATCACCGGTTGATGCTTTATTTCCGGCAATCGCAGGGCTTTCCGGGCCAGCGATTCAGGGATGACGTGCGCCAGATTGTTTATAACCAGCCACCAGCACAACTCGGGGATCGTCAGTTGATGGTCTTCGTTGAACCCCAGCTGTGAGCGGATGACAGTTATCAGCCAGGATACCAGGTTCTCACGCGCAATGCCTGCCAGCGTCTCTGTGTACTGATCACGTACCAGGTTATCGCAGGCCCAACAAAGGCGAATGCTGCCAGGCTCATGCCGGAACAGCGTAAAATTTTCGCTGTGCCATGAGCCGTGGGGATACTGGCATTCAAAACGACGCTCCAGCTCGGCCTCCAGCGAGCTAATACCACCCGCGCGCAGAATGACGTCTTTGTTTTCGAATACTGGCTTCAAAACCGGGTCTCCTGCCAGTGGCTGCGTGGCGGGAGGGATGGCGCCGGTTGCGTAGTCGCTGTATTTTTCCGGTGCAGGCTCAATCAGTACCCGCCCTCTCCTGAACATCGGCATGAGATCAGCACCTGGGCGAAGAAGAACAACGCCCATGCGTGGGGCAATCTCAGGGGTTAGTAGTGCTCTCATATCATCTCCACGTCAGGCAGCTGCACGAAAACGTCTGATGGTGATTTCTACTTTCCCTTTCTTCACGATGTTCCCCCACTCGACCAGCATGCGCTTAACCTGACTGTCGTCTTCCCAGACGCCGGTTAGAGTCAGGGCATCGAACAGCGCTTTGTTGTAGTTATCGATATCCCGACGGCGCTGATCCGGCGGATACAACACTATGTGAACCTCGGCCAGATCAGAGGATGGCCGGGGAACGGCCCGCAGTTGCTCAATAATCGCCGCTCTCGCTGCCTGCTGGAACTTGCGCCCTGTCTCGCTTACCAGATGCCTGCCTTTCAGCGGTCCCTTGCTCGGGGCGCGCCAGTAACTATTTACGCTCGGTGGAAATGGTAAAGTCAGTTTCATTTAGCCCCCTTAAAGGATCGCTACAACGTCTTTTGCGACTTCCCGCGTACTGCTTTTGCAGGAGATCGAACGGCGCGCGTTGATGAATTGCAGGTTAAAACCATGCTCCCGGTACAGGTCGAGAACCTTCGGTGCAGATGAGTTAGAAATCACTACCCGGGCGCCACGGTGAAAGGCAGATACACATTGCTTCGCCAGGTCCACCTGGTTATCCCAGCTAAAACCACCAGCGGCGTAGGCGGTGAATCCGGCTGTTCCAGGCATCGGTTCGTAAGGCGGATCGCAGTAAACCACATCCCCTTTCCCGGCCAGGCTGATTGTCCGGCGATAGTCAGCGGTCATAAATACGCAGTTATGCGCCATAGCGGCGAAGGATTTCATTTCGACCAGCGGGTAATACGGCGCCTTGTAGCCTCCCCATCCCACATTGAACTTGTTCGCCTGGTTGTAGCGCATCAGGCCATTGAAGCAATGCCGGTTGAGATACAGGAATGCAGCTGCGCGTTCTGTAGCATCCAGCGTCTGAGCGTTGAACTCGGAACGGATCAGCTCATAGCCATCTGGTGACCGCATGTGCTCGAACATCCAGCGGGCCTTCAATTCCACTTCATCCGGCACGACCGCTAACATCTGATACAGATTAATCAGGTCCGGGTTAACGTCCGCCAGCAGATAATCTGCGTGCTTATCGCTGTTCAGGAATACCGACCCACCACCAACGAATGGCTCTATCAGGCGTTTCCCTGCCGGGATATGCACGAACAGGTCAGCCAGCTGGGTATACTTTCCACCAGCCCATTTCAGAAATGGCTTGCTCATGAACGGAACCCCGCTGGCACTGAATAATCCACGTCGGAATAACTGGACTTGAACGCCGTGTCTTGTTTAACCCACTTGCCGCCAGTCCAGGCTGGGCGTCCGGCGGCCTCCCATTTTTTGGCCTTGTCGAAATACTCGACGCAGTTCTCGGGAGCAAACAGCGTTTTGGGTCGCAGGTAGTCGCTCATCTTCGGATCCTGAGCCCATTTCGCGTTCAGGTAGTCAACCACCAGCATCAGGTCTTCAGGGCTGTAATCTTCGGCCAGGCGTCCCCGGATATAACCCAGCGTCGTTTTGGTTCGTCCCCCCTTGCCATAGGTCGAGTTGGTTACCCGATTGAAATGATCCAGAACGAGATCTGCCGGATCGGTCTGGTCTGGTTGCAGCGCAACCGGACAAGAGTCTTTACCTGTAATCTCTGTAGTACTCTCTGTTGTATTCTCTGTAAGATCATCGTGCCAATTTGACCTGATGACAGCGGTTCGTTTTGACCCGGTGGAGCGTTTCACAATGACCTCTTCCATCGTGTCATTTTGACCTGATGGAACGGCGCATTTTGACTTCTTCGATTTGGTCACTTTGACCTCATCTAAAAGCTCGCTTTCGTAGTTGATCGTGTAATAGTTCGTCATGTCGCGCTGGGACTTGTTCAGCTGCTCAACTTTAAGCACGCCCAGGCTCTTCAGCCGGGTGAAGGTGCGCTTCAGAGTGGATTCAGACCAGAACGGGAATTGCTCCAGCCATTGCTCTGTCGTGTTGTAGATCCAGCGTACGCCGTCACGCTCCAGCCCTGAGTTAGTCTCCTGCAGCCAGTAGTTAAGCTGCTGCAGCGCAATGGCTTCATTCAGGCCGATGCTATAGGCAAGGTCAGGATTGATGACTATCGGCCTTGATGGCATTAACAGGCTCATAAGACCCCTCTATTTCCCTGAATTTTCGTCTGAACTGCTCGAGGGGGCTGAAACACTCGTGCTTATACCCTTCGCGCAGGTATATAACGCGCTGTGTTTGGGGCTCCCAGCGTATGACCCTGACCGGGACGCCGTAGTGATCTCTGAACCATCGGTTGAGCTCTCGCATACTTTCTCCGCCTGGCCGTTAAAGTCCCCTACCACCCACTGAGCAAACTGGTAGCAGACAGGCTCGAACCCGCCTAGTACTCTTACCCCATACACGAACTGCACCGGCCCTGCTCCACCAGGAACTGGCCGCGCTACAAGTTGCGACCTGCGGTATTGTGTTGATAAACTGTTCATGCGTTAGTAATCTCCACTGATAACGACACGCCACGACGCCAGGAGCTGCAACTCGCTGGCGTCACTTCTTTTTGCGTGCAAACAACGTGATAATTGCCGCGATCTCTTCTTCACGCGCAGCCAGGTGGCGGCGGTGATGCACCATGATTTCTTCAGCTTCATGTCTTTCGATTACCCCATCCTCAAGTGCCTGTTCGATAATCTGATCAACCTGTCCCCTGGCGGCAGAGGTACGCATTGCCCGGCTGAACAAGTCCACGCGATCGAGTTCTTCCAGGTGCGGAACATCCACCAGCAGAGCACCACGGCGGCGAGCGAAGTAGTCAGCCAGTAACGACGTGTTGGAAATGTCTTCCATCGCTTCCAACTCGCTGACTTCGAAGAAACGACAGCCGTTTTTTTCGTAGAGGTTGTTGTTGAACTGCGTGACGGTCATACCCAAGGCGCCAGCCATTGCTTCGCGGCCGCCCGGATATGCTTTGCACATCGCTTTGACGGCTTCTTTGAGGTTTGGCTCTACCATATTGATTTTCCTTTTGTAGTTACTTTCAAGCGGCTTAATCTGTAGCCTTTTGGTAAAGGCTGGCGTCGTACTTAAGCTTGCCATTTGTGATTCGTTCAATGACAAATGCCTGTTTTTGAGGGATTACATTCCCCCATTGACACACCGCGCTATGGGTAACCCCTAACGCAATGGCTGTTTTAGAAATGCCGCCGTAGTATTCGACGACTTGATTTTTTAACATGCTCCACCCCCTTAAAGTTAGCATTCTTACATCGTATATGGACAGCATGCTTACGTCAATTGAATGTAAGATTACTAACGTGCAATCCGAGGAGAATTTATGGATACCGTTGGAAGCAGGCTGAGATTTAGGCGAAAGCAAAAGAAGCTTACGCAGCGAGATATTGCTGAGTGGGCTGGCGTCAGTGCATCTGCAGTCACCCAATGGGAAAGTGATGTAACAAAATTATCTGGTGAAAACCTGATATTGGTATGTAAATGCCTTCAATGTTCGCCAGAGTGGTTGGTTTTCGGTAATGGCGATATTGAGAATGGCATTAATATCAATCTCATCGCCACCAGAGAGGTCCCGGTTATCTCATGGGTTCAGGCTGGAAACTGGACGGAAGTCATTGGAAATCCAGGGAATGAATTAGTTAAAACAACTCGTAAACTTTCAGATTCGGCATTTGCTCTCAGAGTAAAAGGGCATTCAATGACATCGAATCATGAGCTTAGTATCCCGGATGGATCGATTGTAATCGTAGAGCCAGAATACGGGTTTGTTGACGATGCAAATGGTAAAATCGTGGTTGCGCAAACAGTTGCGGGTGGCGAGGCGACTTTGAAAAAGTTAGCTATAGACCCGCCATATTCCTACCTAATCCCATTAAATCCATCGTTTAAACCAATTGAGGTTACCCAAGATACAAACCTGATCGGCATTGTTAAGCAAATCATTATAGACCTCTAACATTTCCCTCAAACCGAAGCCCGCAACCAGCGGGTTTTTTTTCGCTCCGTCACCATAAGTAAGAATACTTACAAACAAACCTTGACTATAAATGTAAGATGTCTAATATTATCCATCATTGGATGCCAACACTCCCGAGATGAAGCGTTGGATTGCCAAGATGATTTGCAGAAAAAAGCGCCCAGTGGACGCTTAGCTCTTTAAAAATCCGGATATCAACCATAACAAATTACTTCGGTTTTGGCTGAGGCGCAGGAGGCCTAGGGAACGGAGGTGCGTGGTTTGGGATGATAGGGGAGCTCATGTCTAGTCCTTAAAGTCACGGCATATCCCCGGCAATCCATGCAATAACACGTTTTCTCAAGGATAAGTTAATCTCGCAATTTCTTCCTAAAGAAATACAGGTTCGCTTAAAAGCAGCTTCTTGCAATGACTGCCACGGAATGCTGTCGGCATCTTGAATTTTAATGTATTTTTCTCGCAACTCTTCATCTGTTAGAGAGCTTAGCTCTACAAGCAGTCTTCTATATTGCCTCATCTGCTCTTTAGATAGACCAGCGGCCTGTCCAAATTGATAGACCAGTTGAATAACAGATAAAAAAGCAACGGTTACACCGAATAAAAATAAATTCATGAAAGGTGCAAAAACAGAAAAACCCAAGACGATTAAAAGCATAGTGATTGCTTTGTCAATCCTAGTAAGAACAGTGAAATACATTTTCTCTAAATGAAATGAGTAGTTCACATCAAAGATCATATCGTCGCGGGTCATTTCACACCTCAGTCTGAATCATCTGGTTTCGGAGGGGGCTCAGGCCTCTTAAACGGAGGCATATGCCGCTCTTCGTAGTCATAGCTCATTATCGAAACTCCATTTGTTGTTGGGGATATCCAGATTAACCGAATCCTTGTTGTTGGGGAATAACTAGGATGCACCGAGCCTGATGTGGATAAAAGACAGGCGCACAACATGGAAGCGCATTCCCCTTCTTTCCGGTGGGGATCGGTTTGTAACTTAAGGAGTGCGCTTCCAGTTGTGACGTGTACAAGCGTACTGCAGCGCCGGTCGACGCAAAGACCCTGAAATCGACTGAGCAACAGCAGCTGGTTGCCAATACCAAAACAGAGCGGCGGGAAGTAAGCAGATTAGCGATCTGGTGTCACAACATTCATTCCCGATAAGTCCCCTTCTACTGAGGAGGTTTATCGGGACTGGAAGAGTTACCACTTGGAGACGGTCCTTTTAAATGTCCTGGACAGTGGCGCTTTGGTAGCGATAAAAACCACTCCAGTTGATCCTGGGAGTTATCAGGTCAGTGAGCTGCCAGCACTCTCGACGGCAGTGACAGCCGGAAGTAGACGGCACAGCCCAGACGATATCTGAGTGGCTTTAAAAACAGATGGGAGCCGGTGGAAGCCCGGCACACAACAGGAAAAAGCACTGTGTTAGTCAAGTGAGTTTCCAGTGCTTCAGTGCTCTTTCCGTTGTGTGGAGATAACTAACTAATCCTTTGCAGAGGAAACAGAAATGAAATTATCAAAGTTACGTAACGCCATTGTCTATCGGGCTACTTTGCCCAGTATTGAAGCAGTTGAAGGGCACCTGCAGGAATTGCCCTACTCTGAACTTACAGCAACGGAGTTCGCGCGGGCTTCCTTCGTCCATAACCCGATTACCGGTGAGCTGGTTACGCCAATTACTGGCGGTTATGCAATCGTGGTTCGCCGCGATGAAAAAATAATCCCCCAGCACGTCGTGATGAAAGAAGCAAATGAGCGTATCCAGCGCATCGAAAATGCGTGTGGTCAAAAATTGAAGCGCGCTGACCGTAACAACATTATCCAGGATGCTAAGGTTCAGCTCTGCAAACAGGCATTCATCAAGTCGTCTCTGATCTTGGCCCTGTATAACACTGAAGAAAATCTGCTGATCATTAATTCCGCCAATAAAAATATTGCCAATTTAGTCGGAGCGATGCTGGTTAAAGTGATTGGCTCAGTAAAAACAGTCACGATCAACATCAGTGATATCAAAAACGGCCTGACAACGCGCCTTAAAAACCATCTGGACGGCGAAGAATCAGCCTTTGCCTGGTTTGAGGTCGGTGATTATGTCCAGCTATCCCGCCTGGCGGAACAGAAAGAAGTCATTCGCTACTCTGCGGAACACACTTCCGTTACCAGTGAAATTCTGGAGAGCCTGAACACAGGTTTTATCGTCGATAACATGGAATTAAGAGGCTGCGGCGTCTCTTTTCTGCTTACAGATAAGTTCCATTTCCGGCGGATCGATACCAAGGATAATGATTATTCTGATGATGACGACAAAGCCTACCGCTGGCGTCACCAGGCAGGTACGGACATGTTCCAGTTCTGTAAAGTAATTAACCAGCTTTGTGATCTGCTCGCCTACAAAGAGCCCGAAGAACAAAAACCAGCAGCCTGATTAGAACAGCAGCAATTACCCCATTCTCATGGGTTGGGTTGCTGCGCCCTAAAACGCGTTGCAGCGCGTCAGTTGGAGAAATAAAAAATGGGAAAAACAGTACAGCAGTTAATTAAAGATGCCTTTGAGGCAGCTAAAACAATGCCTCCTGAAAATTCAGAACTTATTAAAGAGCTGGCAACAATGCTCGATGTTTCGAATATTACCCTTCGGCAGGCATGTAAAGAACGTGACGCTATGAAGGAAGAAGTTATTTCCTGGGCGAAAGAATGCGATCGAATTGTTGAGCGTCACACAAAAAACCGCAGCAATATGCACGTACTGGAAGCAATGCGCGATCTGAAAAGTATCTCAACGACATCCACCAGCAATCCGGAGGATGTCTGATGGCTAAAGACTCAAAGCTGGTATATGGCGCGAGTGGCAAAACGAACGTTTTGACGTTCGAACCTGAAAACCTGCACCTGGTAACCGACAAAACGCACCCGCTTTACGATGAGCGTATCCACCTGCCTATCAGCGAGGCAATGGTGCTGAACATCATGGACCAGGGCGTTCTTGAGCCGATTATCGTCTGGAAAGACCCGGAGACAGGGCTGTCTTGTGTAGTCGATGGTCGCCAGCGTGTGCGCCATACACTGGAAGCCAACAAGCGACTGTTGAAAGAGGGTAAAGAACCGTTACTGGTTCCAGCAGTCGCTAAACGTGGCTCCGCCGTTCGCATGGCACAGGCGATGGTAAGTGCTAACGAAATCCGCCAGGCAGATACGCCACTGGGCCGAGCAAAGAAAATGGCTGATGCGCTGGAACGCGGGCACGACGAGGACGATTTAGCGCTGATGTTTGGCGTGAGTGTCCAGACCGTACGCGCAACTCTGTCACTGCTGGATGCCACCCAGGCTGTTCGCGATGCAGTGGAGTCCGGAACGGTCACCGTTACCCAGGCGCGTCAGCTGGCATCGCTTAAACCTGAAGAGCAGCGGGAGAAGGTATCTGAAATCGAAGCGGCAACTGCTGGCACAACCGGCCATGAAAAAGCCCGCCGCCAGCGTCAGATCCTCGGTGATGCAAAGCCGCGCCTGAAAACCCGCAAAGAAATCACCAAAGCCCTGGAATCAGCCGAGGGTGAGTATGCAAGCGCACTTCGTTGGGTGCTTGGGGAGGCGGTTTGAATATTGATCATGAGAATTACAGCAAATACACCCTACGTCGGTTCGCCGCCTTGTTCGATGTGATCTGTTGGGTGCTTATTGCCGTAGTAACCGTTGGTATCTGCATGTTTATTGAGTGGTGGGTAGCATGAGCATAGTTGGAGATTATTTCTTTGAGTTCCCTGCGTCTCGCGGCGTTCAGGGCGGAGCGATTGTCCTTATGATGACAGTGCCAGCACGAACCTTGGCACGCGTCCTCGCCAGTGATAATTACGGGGATACTTTAGAACGTTCACAGCGTGAAATTAATCCAGCGAGAGCTAAGAAATTTTATGAATACTTATTGAATGCTCATGAGAATAAAGAGCCATTCATTATCCCACCACTGGTAGGTAATTGTAACTCAGAGATTGAGTTTCAGGAGTTCGGTAATACCAACGTTGGTGTTGTGCGTTTCCCTATGGATGCAGAAATTAAACTTTTTGACGGACAGCATCGAGCAGCTGGAATCGCAGAGTTTTGCCGCACCGTTGGCGAACCAATCCACGTGCCATTAATGCTGACTCATAAGCTTTCGCTGAAGACGCGGCAGCAGTTTTTCTCGGACATCAACAACAATGTTTCGAAGCCATCTGCGGCTATCAACATGGCCTATAACGGGCGCGATAAGAACGCGCAGGAGATGGTCAGCTTTATCAGTTCACACCACGTCTTTTCTGAAGTAACAGATTTTGAGCATAACGTCGTTCCCGCTAAAAGCGAGAAGTGGGTGAGCTTCAAAGCCCTTAGTGATGCCACGGCAAAATTTTCAGGTTCCTGCTCAAAGGATGCTCTTGAAGGGTTGTGGAATGCGTGGCTAATGCTGACTGGTTTAGATGATATTCGCCAAGGTACGAACCAGGCGGAGTACAAACGCGAATACATCCAGTTCCATGCAGTGATGATTAACGCCTTCGGCTACGCGGTGCAGAGGTTAAGCGAAGGCCGGGGAGTTCGCGGGGTCACTCTGATGATTGAGGACCTGGCAATGAATACCGGCATTGCCGAACGTGAAGATTTCTTCCTCATTTCATCATGGGATGGTATTTGCGCCAGCTGCGAGAAAACCAGACCAACGGTCATTGCGAATGTTTCATCTCAGAAAGCTGCAGCATCACGTTTGATGGATGCCATCGTGAATAAAAACTTGTCTGTTAGCCGCGGTAAGGAGGCCAGCCATGACTGATGCCCTGACCAAAGAAATGATGATTGATGCTATGCGCAGTTCTATTGAGGGCTTCGCCTTCTTAATCATCGATTCGCTGGAGTTTGAACTTAAGCGCCAGCTTACCGACGCTGAACAGCAGGAAGTTTCAACAGTTGTTGAGCAGTTGGTTTTAACGTTTCCTGAACCATGCCCGCGCTGTGGTGTAACGTCTACGCGCCCTAATGGTGAGCACTATTGCCATGCTAACAGCGTGGAGGCTGAATAAATGACTAATAACCAGTTAACCAGAGAACGTCTGGTAAAAATTAAATCATTGCGTGAAACCTACGGAGCCGGAAGCAAAGTAATGCTACCAGTTGAAGAAGCCGAGGAGTTGGCATGCATGGCTCTAGCCGCAATGGAAACCGAGCCAGTGGCGTGGAGGTTTCGCAGTGGCCCGAATGCATGGTGGCAGTTGGCAAGTCGCGGTGATATTGACGGAGAGGTTGAGCCACTCTATCACCACTCGCAGCCAGCGCCGGAACGCGAGCAGGTGCGCCGCGAGCATGCAGAGTGGTCACAGATCACCTTCGGGAATGTCGGTCCGATTGGCCCGCTGAAACACCTCAGCAAAGAAGCGCAGGAAGCCGCCGCCGAGCCTGGCGACCTCTCCGAGTGGGCTGATATGCAATTCCTGCTATGGGATGCGCAACGCCGTGCCGGTATCACTGACGAGCAGATTACCCATGCGATGATTGAAAAACTGGCGGTGAACAAACTGCGTGAATGGCCGGAGCCGAAAGATGGTGAGCCACAGTTGCACATCAAAGAACAGCCAGCGCCAGTAGTGACCAAGACGATGCTACAGCCTCGTAAAAAAGTAGACCGCTGCGATGTCTGTACTGAAGGAGCTCGCGGCGGATGTGGAACATGTGCTTTTAGCGGTAATCTTTGATGAGGTGACTATGACTAGTAATGATTTTATGGAAGAGAGGGAAGTATTTGACTTGCTCAAAAAGAAAAAAACTGCAGTGTGGAATTTGCGGAAAAATTATGGATTCCCCAAGCCAGTTCTCACATATCCAACACGATACAGCAGAGAGGCCGTTTTGAAATGGATAGCATCAGGGGGGGTGAATAAAAGTCAATAGCTCTCATCATGTAAACACACGGCGCCATTTTAATTGGCGCCTATAAACTGAATGCACGAAAGTTCATGGTAATGGATTTATATAATAATTTTTACGCAAATCAAATGAAGGATAATTATCTTTAAGATAAGAAATAAACTGCTTAAATGTATACGCGAAGTTCTCCGCCAACCCATCCATATGGCCGTTTACATTCCCATACTCCTCTTTACTGCCAATGTAATTTAAATAAACATCATTATTCTCCTGTTTCCTAAATATGAATTCGTAATAACTTGAGAAACTATAAATTCTATCTATATAATCAACAAACATATCCATGTATTCATTAATTTTTATATCATAAAAAACCCCACCAGGCACTGACTCAGAAAACTCCCTAATTAATGCCAATGTATTGTACGCACTCGTCCTTGCTATTTTTACTTGGGATATATAATACGGTAGATTTATAAAAGAGGAATCAATACACATTGCCAAAGATTCTAAACTTTCAATATCTTTTTCATGGCACCCCTTGGAAACATCATTATAAAAAGGTTTAAAATACCGATCTTTTATTTTTTTATATTGTAATGAATCATGGAAAAAATCACTATAGAAGTGAATCTCAAATTCATACTTATTATTACTAGTAAGAACATCCATATTGTTTGATATGTCATTTTGAATCTTTGTTTTCTTTTTTGCTGAAGTAACAAAATGATAAACATTAAACTCTACTTTAAGCTCTTTGAGTTTATTAATATCTTTTTGAATAATCTCTATTGTTAAATAACTGTAATTCAAATTCTTACATTGTATTACATGTCTTTTACCATCGCTTAATGGCCCAAAGTGAAGTCCATCTATCCCATATTGTTCCTGACCTGGTGTTCCATATGTTGAAAATGTCGTATTATATAAAATAGAAAAATAATCAATGACATATCGTTCAAATTCTCTATACTCCGAGAATTGAATAGGTTCAAAATGTGACATTTCCATCCCTCCTATAAAAAATTATTGTTTAATTTGACCATTTATCATTTTTTTCACATACCACATAATTTTATCTGCATAAATCTCATAGGCTTCTTTCTGTTCCACCAGCCAATCGTGTTTGTTATACACCGCCATTACACCTCCCAACTCATGCCCCAGCATCTTTTCGGTCACATGGGGCATAACCCCTTCTCCTGACAAATTGGTAACCAGCGACCGCCGGAAGTCATGCGTTCGCCATTCTGGTATATCAATTTTACCCCTTAATTTTTTCATATAGAGATTTGCTGACGAGCGATCTATAGGCTTGTCCAGTTCCTGGCCGGGAAACAGAACATCGTTTCCAGTATTGAGGAGTCTTTCAACAAGAGGTTTCACCTGATCGAACACCGGGCGACGGATAACGTTACCCATCTTGGAATGCTCTGCTGGAGTCGTCCAGATAAGATCATCCATGTTGAACTCGCTGGCGGTAGCCAGGCGCAGCTCTGATAGCCTAGCACCCCAAAGCAAAAGCAATTGATGAAGCACCTTGTTTGAAGTAACGATTTTGTTGTTTTCAAGAGCTAGCCAAATCTTTGCCAGTTCGGTATACGTCAGAACCCGGCTCCCCACATCAGGTTTTTTACCAATAGTCTTAACGCTAAGCTTCAGGACTTCGCACGATGCGATCAACTGGCGGCTGATACACCAGTTCATTACAGAACGTAGTTGTAGAAGAAGCACCCTGGCCTTTTTGCTGTTCTTCTTTTCCTGCTTATCAAAGAAACGCACCCATGCAGAAACAGGAATGTTTACTACCGGAGCGTCCGGGAATTCTGTGTACATAGTGTTGTACACAACTGACTTGTACAGCGTCTGAGTGTTCGGCTTCAGCGTTTCAACATACTTGCTCCACCACTGATCCAGGCACTCTTTGAGAGTCAGCTCCCCATCTTCTTTAGCGAAATAATTTTTCGGGTTTAGCCCCTTGAGGTACAATTCGCGCATCTCACCGACGACAACGCGTGCCTCCTTGAGAGACATAGCGGGATAGCGGCCAATGGAGAGGCGAACGGGCTTACCGTTCCAGCGATAACGAAACTGGAATGTGATCGTTCCTGTGGGAGTTATGCGTACACTCAGCCCGTCACCATCTGTGACCTCAGCTGCGCCGCTGTATGGCTTAGCATTGATGCTACGGAGTTTGGTATCACTAAGGGCCACGGCTCTGTATCCTGTACACACTGAAATTCTGCATTCTGTACTCAATGTGTACGCAATGGCAAGTGAACGAAGTGATTTTCTAAGCGAATCGATGCGAACGGAAAGGAAATAAAAGGAATGAAATGCTTGATGGTACGGGGAATGATAGGATAACATGCAACACAAGCTGAACGCTTAAAAATCAGTAAGTTCTATGTCCCCTTAGTTAAATGGATATAACGAGCCCCTCCTAAGGGCTAATTGCAGGTTCGATTCCTGCAGGGGACACCATCCCGCTGTACACCAACGTCTACCATTGTCTATAAATCCCATGTAAACATATAAAAATAAAGAGATTTTATTCTCATGACGTCCATTTCCGTCTATTGAAATCAAGTAAATCTATGGGGCATAATTAGGGGCATTGCTGGTTCGATTGTATATGTGCCCCCAACATGTCCAGAAATACCCTCAACAAATTAACAGACCGTCAGTGCAAAGCAGCTAAGCCACGAGACAAAACTTATAAATTGTCTGATGGTGGTGGTCTTTATCTTGAAGTATCCCAGACCGGGTCGAAGTATTGGCGAATGAAGTATCGCCGCCCATCAGATAAGAAAGAAGACAGACTTGCTTTTGGTGTATATCCAACCATTAGCTTACAAGACGCCAGAGAAAAACGAGACAACGCCAAAAAGTTGTTAGTCAAGGGGATAGATCCCAAAGCAGAGCAAAGAGCAGCAAAAGCAGAAGAAAAAGGCGCATTCACTTTTGAGACAATAGGACGTCAATGGGTTGAAAGCCACCAGATGTGGAACGAAGACCAACGAAAACGCGTACTTAGAAGCCTTGAAATGTATATTTTCCCTCACATTGGCACTTCGGATATTCGCAAACTGGAGGCGATGACAATTTTACCTTTGTTTAAGAAGGTAGATGACGCCGGGAAACACGATACAGCCAACCGACTTAAACAACGAGTTAAGGACATCATACATAGCGCCCGTCTGAGCGGCATTAAGACAGAAATCATCACGAATGATCTCGATGTCCGGTTAATGCAATATGAAACTAAGCATCATGCCGCACTACATCCCAGAGATTTACCAGACTTTTTCACTCGATTGGGCAGCTTTAAAGGTAATCCTCTTACCCGCCTTGCCATTGAGCTAACCATGTTGACATTTGTTCGTTCAAGCGAGTTAAGGTTTGCCCGTTGGAAAGAGTTTGACCTTGATCGGGCTGAGTGGATTATCCCTAAAAAAAGAGAGCCTATCGATGGTGTGAGGTTTTCCACCCGTGGCACAAAAACGGGAAAAGACGAACATATCGTGCTTCTTAGCCGTCAGGCTGTTTCTATTGTAAAGCAGTTGAGAGAACTAAGCGGAAGCTACGATGTTGTGTTTCCGAATGAAAGAAACACCAAAGGCGTGATGAGTGAAAACACGGTAAACAAGGCATTACGCTTAATGGGCTATAACACGCAAGAGGACGTAACTGGACATGGATTCCGTGCCACAGCCTGTAGTTCCCTGATGGAGTCCGGTTTGTGGCAGGAGGACGCAGTAGAGCGCCAGATGAGCCACAAAGAATATAAAGACGTTAAAAGAGCCTACAAGCACAAGGCTGATTACTTAGAAGAGCGCAAACTAATGCTTCAATGGTGGGCAGATTATCTGGACGCCAATCGAGAAATACATATAAGCCCTTACGAGTTCGGAAGGAGAACACGCCGTGACTAAGATGACAGGACTAGATGCGTTTTATAACGAGTCAGAAGATAAAATCTGGTTTGGTAATCTGATCAGCGAACTGGCAAGACTAAACAATGAAAATGAAAGAATGATCGCTGCCGCTATCTTAAGTAACTACAGATTGAGCAAAGCTAAACCAGATACTTTAGGGGGGCTGGGCTTTTATCAGTTCGATTGGGTATCAGGTTTTACAACTAATGACGACTTTGAAAAGCAGTGTGTGGAGTTTTTAGGTCTTCTGGCTATGGGGCATGAATACAGGGAGAGCCCGATACCGGGGGAAGAAGGGACTTTCAACGTTAGGAAAGGGGAAGACTTTTTATATCACGATGATGAGGATGATTGGTATGGGTCTTACGATTCGTTTTATTTCAAGCGCTCCGAGGTTGTGAACTTCTTCCCAGAACTGGATATGAATGTTCCAGATAACGAACCAGAAATTGGAGCACTGTCAAAAAAAGTAGAAAGAGAACAAAACTGGAGAGGAAAAGATACGGCTTTAAAGATGATCGCCGGAATGGCGATTGCCTTATTTGAATCAAGCAAAGATTTCCATAGTGGAGGAAACCTTAGTATCAATAGGGTTAGTGCCCAAGTAATAGAAAACAACATAATATTCGGGAACGATGAAGACAGCGATACCCACCCAGATACATTTCGGAGATTGCTAACGAACGCTTTGGATAAGTACGCCCCCAAATTTAAGAAAAAAGCAACCAAAAAGCGTCCAAAATAAAGGAAGGATGTTCCCAAATTGTGCGTTAGAACTAAAAAATAACGCCCAATTTGGGGTAATTCTATTCCCAAAAATTTTTTCTCCAAATTCACAGAAAACTTAAAAAAACAATGATTTACTATCTCACATAGTCAAGCAACGTATTACGAGGTAGATATGAAAAAGTCGCTGATTCGGCTATCTGAGGTTTTGAAACGCACTGGCTATAGCAAGGCGTGGGTATATGCTCTGATGAGCCGAGGACAATTCCCCCAATCAGTCAAGATTGGTGCTCGCGCAATAGCTTTTATTGAAAGCGAGATCGATGACTGGATCGATCAACGTATAGCCGAATCGCGTAGTAACTAAAGAACAGAAACAAACAGGATACAAACAATACGTTATTAGGTATTAAGAATGCAGTTGAAACCTACCAATCAAAAGCTGAACGTAACCCATGTTGATTTTGAAACCTTCGCGGCACTGATTAGATCAGAGCCACAAAAGGTGAGCACCAGCACCTGGGTTTATGATGTGAAATCCACCAGCGGTGGAAAAGCTATCGGCATTGCCTCTGGCGATGATTACTTAGTAATAGATCTGATTTAATCGCACAAAAATTGTAGAGTAATTTGGGGAGACAGGAAGTCTCCTCCATATTACATTTTGGTACAACAGTAAGGGAATAAAATGATTAATTACCTGACCGCTAAAGACGCAGCAGAATATCTTGGCGTCTGTCTGTCACGCTTCTATCAGTTAAAGCGATATATCCGAAGCTTTCCTCCCTATATAAATCAGACCATCAATGGACGCAAGCGCCGGGTGTGGCTTGCCTCCAGCCTTGATCAATTTGCCGACAGATTTCTGGGGGGACGAAAATGAGCACTCTTACACGCTCTCAGGTCGCCGCGAATATACGCGATATCCTACTAAGTGGCAGGAAGCTTACCCCAAAAGAGTTTGACGACATATTAAGGAAAGCCGGAAATCACGAACGTAGTCGCGTTTTAACGCTGTTACGCAACGATTGGGGAATTCCTGTTGAGCAGTTTAAAACAGAGGCGTATCACGTCACAGAACGCAATTTAGAAGCATACCACAGCGATAAAGACGAAACATTGAAGATCTGGAGGACGAACGCCAGATATGTAAAGACATTGCGTAAGGTAAACATAACGTTGTCGTTGTTGCGTGGGCTGGTGGGTAAAGTGCCTGAAGACACGCTTAGAACTGTTTACAAGGGTATTGAAACCAAATACCTGTGA